CGTCTCAATACAACAATGCGGTGATTGGAGAACTGTGGGTCTCATACACCGTCAAACTTCGGAAACCGAAGTTCTTTGTTGCCCGTGGCCTGGGTATTAGCCGCGATTTATTCTGTTCCAATACAGGAGAATCAACTACCCGACCCTTTGGTAATCCGTCCTTGATGCTCCGTGGGCAGCAGAATAATATCGGGGGTCGTTTCGTCGATAATACTAGGGGTTTGGGGCCCCCTACATGGGATCAAGCGACTGAAACGTGGTCACTTGGATTCAACTATCTGTTCCCAGCTGGTTATGCTGGTACTGTTGCAATTCGAGTGTACATAGAAGGCACTGCGACTATGGACATGATTTGGGGTGCTGTAGTGGTGATTGGTAATGTTAGAAGTGTGAGTGACATGTATGCCGCTTCAGCTTCAGCTGGCGATTCTCCAAGTACGAATACTTCGTATGCCACAACCACTGGTGGATTCTACGAACTCCATCTCTCAGTCACCCCATCGACTGGAGGAGTCGATAATACGTTCAGTATTCCTTACAATCTCACCACTGGTACACCTACCCAGTCGTACTTTATTGTAGAGGAATACAATTCTGGATTCTCCTACGCCAGTAACAATCTCGGTACTAGTGATGCCCCAATTCTGGTACAGATTGCGAATACTAGTACTGTAGTTGTTCCTTAAATGTTTTTGATTAATAGATTTTGTGAGTTACAGAAATAATAATTATTAATCGAATAACATAAATCTTAGACTTTGTCTACTGTCAGAATCATTTTCCCAGCAACTAACACCACTAGAATAGTCAGTAGTTGATTGGGAAGTAAATTCTGCAGCCATCTGAGCCCTATGCTCTTCAGAGCATGCATCACATAAGCACATGTTTGCAAAGATCTTCAGTGGTTGAAACTTGAGGCAAACGGGAGCGGGTGGGGGATCAGGTGGTCGATCTCTTCTCTGGAGAGGGGGACGTAAGGGAACTCCGGGCTCTTGAGTATCCTCTCCTCCCCGCTTGCCGAGAACTCTACTATCGTTGTCAAACGTCGTAGTAGTTGGGCTAGCTTCTCCTCCGTGCGACTGTGCCACAACACTTCCGGTCTCGAAGTCGTAGTCAGAACAAAGCACGTTGCAGATAACTCTGTAGAGGTCCCCTTGATTCGGACACGGTATGGGTAGCGGTCCAGGACTCTCAGGAGGGAGCTGAAGGGCATGAGCCCCGGACGGTAGTCGTCGAAGATCACTGTGCTCTGGCCTTCGTAGCCGTCCCACCAGTTGTCGTCCATCTTCACGTAGGCTTCCTGACCATAGGTTTCGAATGCCTTGCGTGACTTGCCAACACCAGTGGGGCCGAACCACCAATGGACAGTAATCGGAACAGCCGAATCGCGAGGGCTCGAGTGAATCACACTGTGGTAAGCCTTTATTCCGCCATGATAACGTATAAATTCAGTTGGATTATCTATGGCAACTTGATATAAAGACTCACCGTTTGCAATCTGCATGGCTAGGTCCCCTAGATCTGAGCGAGAACCTTGAATTGGGAGTTTACCGAACTCTCTGAAGGTTCCTGCGATAGCGGAGTCGGGCTTACTGCAGTAAACTCTGTTCTGAGCAGCGCTTCCCTTTGCGGATTGTAAGTACGGCTGCGAACCGGGGAACAGAGTGGAGAGTTGCTCTCTGATGGTTGAGAAGGCGACTTGCTTATTGAGAGAAACGTATCCTTGATAATGTCGCCGTCCGGTCGTAGGAGCAACTTCGCATTGAACGCAGAGATATCGGCAGGCTGGAACGGCCTCGTGGACTCTGTGCGAGAAAGTGTCGGCTGAGAGAATTGAGTACATTCTTCGTCGTTCTGCGATATCGTACTCAGTTCCGTCTTCGACTTCTTCGGTGGTGTGGAAGAATGCTGAGATGCCTCCGGGTATCTCTTCGTCCCCGGCCGAGGGGGTGTCATAGCATTCTTCATCTGCTTCGCTATCAGGAGCGTATTCGCATCGAATTGGCTGTGGAGGAAGTCCTTCAACGATACGTCTTCCGGACAACTGGATTGTGAAGCACCAGGCTCTAGCTCTGGAAACCTCGCCTTGCGGGCGAGATCCTCCTCTTCCTCTTGGCGGATTGCTAGGTCGATGTACAGCGGGCATAGATAATCCGTCCATAGTTCTTCAAGCTGTGCGTCTGAGTAGTTAGAGAGGATTGAGATTACTGTCTTGGTCTTTCTTGAGTAGATGGTGCTCATTCTGAATTGATTTGTGATCATCAGCATGAGACCTTCGTACAAGCGCCAACTTCTGAGCGCTCCGATGTCCACGCGTCAAGCGTTGGTTGGTCACTCTTTGTAAGTGCGATGTAGCAGTTATAGAGAGTGCAGTTATGAAGAGTAGATTTAAAAATTAACTATCTATTGATAAAGAGAAATTTTTATTATTATGACCACCCGTCTTGAAGTTTACTCAGAGGCCGGGCATAGTTAGATAGGGTGGGTAGATTTCTATAATATCTACGTCTACCATTTACATATTTTTCTGGCCAAGAAAAAGTGTAAGAATTAGCGATCGGCGCGTCTGGCACAGCGTTGACCGGTATGATACTGGGCAGTCTGCCAGGTCCGTTGTCAACGCTGAGGCATGGGCGGCCCCGAAACATTACGATATTTCCGGAGCTTGGAAGTATAGTTTCCGGGGTCGTAGCTGTAATTAAAACGTGAGTTATCGTTAATCAAAGCAGCAGTGAACCTGGCGCGGTCAGTCCAATTCTTTGAATTGTACGGTGCCAAATCAATTATTTTTTGTTCATCAATTTGCATTTGAGCACTTTTTATTCTGAAGTCGTTGAAGTCTCTCATCTGCTGTTCGAAGTTAGATTCTGGGAGACCTACTCTAGCTTCGAAATCAGCTTGATACTCCTTGTACCTGTCTATTTGATGATTCCATCTGATAATGTCATCCATTTTCTTATTGGAATCATTACTAAGCATGGAAAGGATATTCTGTCTGACCGGGCCAGGTCCAAAGATTTTATAATTGTACTTACTTGCTTTGCCTCTTATAAAATCTCTATAAGCGCGCTGGTCGTCTAATTCAGCGTCGAACATACGATTCATCTCTTGATCTAGATGCTGGGCAGCCAGTTCTTGATCGCGATGATATTTCTCTCGACGCTTTCTCAATCTGGTCTCCTTGAGTTCCAAGGCTTTAAGCTGCCCTGCAGTTAAATGAGCCAGAGTCCAGTCGACGTTTTCGGCAGCTTCGTCCCTGGGACGTTTGTATCCGAGAAACTCGACTTCATCATCGTCATCCGGATACGGACCATCATCTACGGGCATTATTGGATCGCCATCCTCATCAACATCGTAGATGATTTCCGGTGGAGAACGGGGACGTTTACGGGACATCGGGTACACAAAAAAAGGTTTTTTTTGTGGTGTTCAGAAGTTGGCGTCTATTTATTACCGCCAACTTCTGAGGCACTTGTGAGCGCAGCGATCAGTGCCCTCAGAAAAGCCCCCCTTTGGGGGGTTTGGGGGGGACTTCTGAGCGATACTAGGGAGCTCGGAAGTTAGCATTTTTGTCAGTGGCGATACTAGAGAGCCAACACAAATAAATGCGTTTACACAACTGTGTGCTAATTATTTCTGGTGCATATTGCTTGCTATTGCTTAAGAAATGAAGAGATCGAGAGATGCGTTCAGCGCTCCGCAGAGGCGGGCGATGGCAATTAACGGGTCGATAAACAGGAAGTTTCCTTATAAAGAGTGGGGCCGAATGTATGTTAAGCGTGGAACGCCAGATAACATTGATGAGTTCGGAGCCACTTATAGGGAAGCGACACCCAAACAGCGTGGGTTACGGAGACAGTGGGGATACGTTGGGCGCGGGAAATACAGTATAGGTAGGAACTACCGTAAAAGTGGTATTGGACGTGCTGTAGCTGGTGGTGTGCGCTCGTTAATTGGTGCTGGTGTAGGTAGGTTAACCGGCGGAGGGCTCTACACAGGTAGAGGTGCCTATGTGGGCAATTCCTTAGTTAGCAGCGGAGGCGTTGCTCAGGAGGTCCCACATGTAAGCTCCGCCGCAGATGAAACGGGAGCGGTGACTGTTTCCCGTCGGGAATATATCTCTGATATATACGGTCCAGCGGGAAACGCCTTTGACCTAATGGCTTTTGCCATTAACCCAGGTATTGAGGCGACTTTTCCATGGTTGTCACAAATCGCGCAGAACTATGAGGAATACGAATTGCTCCAGTGTATTTTCACCTATAGGTCTACAACCTCGGACATTACGACCAACGGTCAGGTGGGTACCATCGTTATGGCTACCAATTACAACGTGGGTACAAGGAACTTTACGGATAAGGTTGTAATGATGGAATACGATGGGGCTATGTCCGGGAAGGTAACTGAATCCGTGCTACACGGAGTAGAGTGCGACCCTGCCAAACTATCAGGTTCGGTCGGAAGGTACGTACGGGCGAACCCAGTAGTGAACGGGCAGGATATCAAATCCTTTGATCACGGCACCTTTCAGTTAGCTGTCTGCAATAGTCCGTCTCAATACAACAATGCGGTGATTGGAGAACTGTGGGTCTCATACACCGTCAAACTTCGGAAACCGAAGTTCTTTGTTGCCCGTGGCCTGGGTATTAGCCGCGATTTATTCTGTTCCAA